ACCTCTATCATATACTTTTTTGAGTATCGAATATGGCATCCCTGACTTCTCAGCTTTCTTGACTAATCCTTCAATTTTTTCGTTTAATGTATCCATTGTAGTATTTATCCTTTCATTAAGTCTGTCACAGTTTTTCCTTTCTCCCAAAACTTACAAGACCAGTATCCTGCCGTGGTTTTATCTTTCTTATGGTCACAATTATGTCTTGCTCTGAATGCTTTCAGTCTTTCTGGGCTATCTCTTTTGATATCCATATTAGGGTCACCAAACTCTACTTTGATTACATTACCCTTATCATTTCTCACATATACTTTAAATTTTTTGATATCACCTTTTGTTGGATTATTTAGTTTGACTTTTCTTCCTTGATACTCAGCATCTTCATCTATTTCACCCCACTCGTTAATATTTTCTTTTACCTTTTCGCCTGGTGTTAACTTCCTTAAATACTCATCATACTCTGGTGTTCCCATTAGATAATATTCTCTTAAAGACTTTCCATAGTCTTCTTTGTTCATCATCTCAAACATTTTTGTTCCTAACATTTGCCCAGCAACATGGTCTGATAGAAAATGGAATCCAGCTTTTACTCTACCCATACCGACTTCTTTTGCAGCCTCCATGAGACCATCTTTGTGTTCTGGGAACTTTTGTGCCACATATAAAGCGATAATCATCGCCTGTGTAGAATGTCCACTAGGATATGACCTAGTTTTATTTGTCTTACTTCCTAATACATCTAGATTACCATCTATCTCAAAAGGTCTTTTACGATTAAACTTATTTTTAAAATATCTAATTGTAGGAACTGCCTGTTTAACCATTCCTCTTAATTCATCTTCATGGAATGCTACTTTAATCTTTTTTAAATATTCCTTGATTGAATAAAAAGAATCTTCATCATTGTTTACAACACTTTCTACATCTTCATCTGTTCTTGTTGATACAAATTTTCTAACGATTGCCATTTCTTTTACATCATCTGTTGGAAAGTCTGGTATTTGAATATAGTCTTCTAAATCTTTTGGATAGAATTGAAACTCCTCTTTCATTTCAGATTTTCTTTTTGTACCATCGGCCCTCTTAATTAATCCTTTTGCTTTAAGATGTGCGATATCTGTAAATCCAGCTTTACCAGCTTTATATCTTTTCATTGCATCTGCTGTATCAGGTGCCTTCTCATACATAAATTCTGTAAACTCTCTCATTCTTTTAGTTTTCTTTTTCATCTTTTCAATATATGTACGATAGATTGCTGCTTCAGCAGTCTTACCCATTTCTTTTGCTCTTTGTTCCATTGCAACTGCAGCTTGTATTTTATGTGCATGTGTTCTGTCTGACCTTTCAATTTTTGCAACACTTGACTTTGCAGTTTCTACATCTTTAAATCCTAATCCTTGAATTGTACCCTCTGGGTTTTCATCTGTATATAAGTCTGAATGTTTATCACTTCCAGCAGGTTGTCCTTTCTTTCTAGGAATTCTAGGATTGTCTTCTTCTTTTGGAACACAATTAGGAACCATCCTGTTTCCTTTTTTCTTCATTCCAACTTTTTTATGAGTATCCCAACATCCATCATCTTCATTTATCTTTGAAGTATCAGTTGCCATAAATGGGCCTCTTCTTAAAACTTTAAATGCCAGTTTAACTTCATTACCAAATATTTCTTTTGGATGAATAATATTGAATGTAACCATTTGAGTATTATTATTAATACCTTTTAGTTCCATATCTATTTCTTTATAAACCTTACCTTTAAATTTTAAACCATGTGCAGTTACAAGTTTCTGAACCTTATTACCAGAAACTGCTTGTTTTGCTCTTGCTTCACCAAACATCTGTTTAAACTTCTTAGTGTGTTTAGATGGTTTTGTTGTTGCTCTAGCATCGCCAGGAGCAGGTTTATAAGCTGCATCTGAATCAGTATCTTTTTTACCATATTTTGCAAAGTGTCTTGCTCTAGATTTTTTTGTAGATTTTGCCATGGCATCACCCTCAGTATCCTTTGCATAATACTTAGCAGGTTGTGTACCCTCTCTATCTTTAATATCTTTGTCTTGTTTAACTTCTGTAATGTCTATATCATGTAACCATACTTTGTGAGATTTATAATTCTCATCTATAACAGTTACATAGTTTGTACCTCTACGAATAATTTCCCATGTTGGATATGTATTATCATTTTTACCTTTTACTCTAATTAAATCACCGACATTCCAAATTTGCTCTGAAAGATATAATTCTCTTAGTGTTTCTAAATCAGAAAAATTTAATTCTTCTCTGATACCCATAGACTTACGAACATCAAAATATAATTTTTTAGCATCTGAATCATTAAGTGGTGTTCCTAATTTAAATGAATCAAAATCACCATCTATTGCAGCTGCTCTCATTTTAGATGCAGACATTCCCTCTACACCCTCAGCATCTGGGTCTCTTTCTCCAGCACTTAATACTTTTACTGTTTTATATTCATAAAATCCATGTCTTGCTTTAACACCATTATATGTGTTAATTATTTTTTTAAATTCTGCAACTCTATCAGAACCTACAACCATAATAAGATTTTCATAACTGTTTAGTTCTACTAGTATTTCAAAAATGTTTCTAGACTTTGATACTACAATGTTTCTTTTATGTTTAGGAAATGATTTTTTCATGTATGCAATTTTCTTTGCATACTGTAATGGGTCTTTCTTAGGATTCTGTGATTGAGAAGCAAAGATTTTATAATCACTAGGATTTGCTTTCTTTACAGCATCACATAGTTTTTCGTGACCAGTCGTTGGTGGATTAAATCTACCAAAAGTAAATGATACTGTTCCTGTTGCTTCTTGTAAATCTATAAATTTTTTCATTTATATTTTTTAGACCCTAGTTTAGTTCCTTTTGCTCTCATCGCTGGTGTTGTCATTTGACTTTCAACATCAGCCATAGCTCCAATAAAGTATTTTAAATTCTTTTCTATTTTATCTTGCATAGTTCTATATGAACCATATCTAAAAAGTTTGGCATCTTTTTTAGCATCCTTTTCTAATGTTCTTGCCTCTTTAGCTAATTCTAAAAGTTTTCTTGTTATCATATTTGTTAAAGTTTCTAAATCATATGTTGCCATACTAGATATGTTTATATTTGGATTTTCATATGTTTTGATATCTTTGATACCTTTAGGTTCATAGATTCCACCAAATTCATATGTTGCTTTTTCTTGTAGATGTTCTTTAAATTTTTTCATTATGACTTATCCCATGCTTTGATAGCGGTGAAGTTATTAAAACTAAACTCCATTCTATCTACTAATTTTACAGCGTTACCTGATACCCTATCTATTGCAACATACCCCTCTGGGTTTGATACTTTAAATCCATTACTTGTTTTAATAAATGTTCCAATACTTCTAACACGATTTAGTTTTTTAACTATTAACATTTTAGCATTAACAATCGCATTTTGAAATGTAATTATCTGTGTTAAGTTTTTAACATGTTTCATTACTTCTCTTTTATATTCTTTTTGTAAGTTTTTATACTTATCTTTTCCTTTAGGGCTTTTTGACTTATTAATCATATCTTGTAGTTTTAATTCTACATGTTTAACATAACCCATAGCATGTGCCTTAGGATTTGATATTGGTTTACCTTGTCGAACACTAACATTATTATATGTCTTTAATCCTGCTGACACTATTGCACCCGTAAAACTATTTTGTAAATTTAAAAACTTAGTTAACATAGGTGAATTAATTGTTTGAAATGTTTTGCCAGCAATAGATAACTGTGCAGTAATAGCATCTGTTTCTGATTGTGTCATTGTTGCACTACCAGATACATCTTTAAATGTTGCATCATCCATCCATACACTAGGTACATTTTTAAGACCTGATATGTTTACTCCAAAAGAAGCTTTCATACTTTGTAAATCACCACCTGTATATGTTGTATGCCATACCACACCAATCTTTGCTTTTTTAATCTGTCTTCCTAAATCTGAATCAACAGGCACTACATAAACAATCGTGTTTGGTTGAAATGTATAAACCTTTTCTCCATCTATAGTATCTGTAGATACATCATTTGTAAACATTAAGTCACCTTGTAAAACTCCTTTGATACCCAATTTTGAAAACTCTGATAAAGCAACTTTAAGTTTTGCATTTAAATCACCAGATGTATATTTGTCTACATCTGCATTTGTTTTATAGAGTTGTGGTTCTACATTAAAGACTGATTTCTTTCCTACAAAAAACTTACCATCTTCTGGGTCTACTCCAGCAAAGACAGCAGGAGCACCATCCCACTTAACTGTCATGTTAATAGATGAACGACTTGCCCCAGCAAACATATCTCTTAGTGACTGTATAAAGTTTATAGATGCACGACCACCTGTGATACCATAGTTAAGTATCTCATCTTCTATATGTTCTAGATGAAGATTCTTTCCACCTTTATCTTCATATAACATTTGTTCTGCTAGATTGTTCATTTTGCTATTCCATTATAGGTAACTTTTAAACTCCATTGTTTTAATTTTCCACCAGAGCTTGAACGAGTTGTCATTAATAGTGTAACAGTTTCATTTCTAGATTTCAAGTCTAAAAGAAAGTTTTGTTTTGAACTTGAACTTACTCTTGCTTTTACAAATTGCACTTGTGGTAAAAATACTCCTAATTCATCTCTATCAGTTACTTCTTCATAACTTCTTCCAATAGCTTTTATAACTATTGTTGGTACATCTGGTGCTTCTCTTAATATAGCATCTTTTATATACTTTAAACTTTGAGCTTTATTTTTATTAAATCTTTTTATCAATCCTTGTCTAACTATTTCAAGATATTGATTATACATATCATCTGCTTTTTTTCTTGGTAATTTATCAATTAGTTTAGCAGTTTTACTTTTATCTTTATTATCAAAAGTAGCAAGTGGTGGAACACCTTTTATCTTAGAGTAAACTTGTGAGTATGCCATCTTTGTTAATTCTTCTAATCCTTTTTTATCTTTAAAATCTGGGCCACCTCTTTGATTAACAAATATTGCTTTATGATATGTGTTGAGTTGTGGTTCTTTTGTTTTTTTACCACCAGCTTTTAAACTAACACCCAACATTTTTTTATCTCTATATTCAATAAACATATCGCCAGGGTGTCCGCCTGGTACACCAGCTGGTTTAGTACGATAACCCCAATAGACTTGTTTTATAGGTTTGTCTTTATGTTGGTCATTAATGAAATCTAAAATTCCTAATGCATTTTCCATTTTTTCTTGATACTTAGAAGAGCTTTCTGCTTTATTGACTGTTTCTTGTGCAGCTTTCATATCTGACTTACCAATACATTTAAGAGTATTCAAATCAACTGCCATGATTTTTTCCATGAAGTCAATATGATTTTTTGGATGTAATTTTTTTTCAAATGCAATACAAGGAAAAAGTTCTGTAATACTAGCATTAAGTGTACTCTCTCCCATTCCACCTTTTTTTGGTTTTACATTAATTACGAATTTAGTGCCATCAATTTCTCCAGCGATTGGGTCAACAGAAGAATTAGTAGATTTAAGATTTGCCATAATGCCAGCATTTTTTAATCTTCTTAATATCTCATCTCTATCTGAATCTCTATCAGCTGAACTTACACGAATCTTCACAGCTGCTCTATCAGTTTTCCCTGCTGTTTGTGTAAATTCAAAACCATCAAAAATATCTTTTGGAAATTGTATTTCTTCCAAAAGGTATTGTACTTTATCTACATAATTTGTTGATTCGATACGAGCAGGTCTTAACTGCTCTATAGAGCGTCTAAATGACATTCAATTTCTCCATTTAAATATAGTTATATGTTTCTATTTATCAAACTTTTAACTTAGAGAATTTGTCGTATTTGTCTTCTGCCTCTGATTTAGGGCCTTGTCCTTTACCGAATCCTTGTCCTTTATCGGCGATTGGTACTTCACTTTGCCCATGGTCTACAAGTTCATCTTGTGCTTTGAGTTCTACATCGAATAGTTTCATCTTATTTCTATCTATTCCTATGATAAATCTCTTGTTCATTGTAGGGTCGTTGTATCTGTTCTTCAATTGTTTGACACAGATTTGATTGAGTTCTTCTAGTTCTTCTGTAGATATCAATGCGAACATTAAATCGGCAGTTGCTGGTAATCCAAAACTTTCTGATGTATCTTCTAGTCCAACATCTGTATTAGAGAATCCACTTCTTGTCGTTTGTGTTGCAGACATGATAGGTACATTTGTTTCTACTGCAAGTCCTCTAAGTTCTTCTGCAATAGATTTAATGATTGTATAAGAGTTCATAGAACTACCTGCTCTGAATCTACTTGATGCACAAATGTTTAGATAATCAATAAAGATAATATCTGGTTTGAAAGATTTCTTGATGGCAAGTTCTTTCAATAGTCCTCTAAAGTGTCCACTATGTGCCGATGCAGTTGGATACTCTTTGATAATTAATTTACCTTTTGCTTTCTTTTGTAATCTTGTAATCTTATCATCAAACATCTTTTTAGGTAGTTCATGTAAATCTGGTATACTAATGTTCATCATATTGGCATCTATTCTTTCT